TGAGGAAATGATCGCTAAGGAAGTCGAAACCCAAACCGAGCCGCCAGAGGCAGAAAAGACCGTTACCATCACCCAATCAGAATTAGTCTCCGTCGTGAAACAAGCAGTCAGCGAGGTCGTAGCTGAAGCCAAAAGCGACGAACCTAGTAACGCCCCTATCGAGCCAGCCGAAGAACCGGCTGAGCAACAGGGCGAAGAAAACCAGCCAGAAGGAAATCCTGAAGGCGAACAAGTCCAAGAACCGCAACCAGACGAAGGGAAAGGCCTCAGCGATGAAGCCACCACCCTCCTCAAAGGATTGCGAGACGGACTTCGCAAAAGCGACAAGGAGCTCGGCTTAGCACTTCAAAAGCTGAATACCCTTGTCCAAACCAAATAATAAGAAAGGATTTACCTATGAACGAAGAAGTGCAAAAAGTTCTGGAAGAACTCAAAGGTGGCATCACCAAAGATGTGTTTGAGAAGTTAATGACCGAGCTTCCCAATCGGAAAGATATTTTTGGCGGTCAAAGTGCCGAAGCCAAAGGCCAAGAAAGTCGCCAGCAATCGGCCGAGTATCTGAAAGCCCTGTACGAAGGTGATACGGCTAAGGTTAAAGCCATGTCAGTCGGTACTAACGCCGACGGTGGGTTCTTAGCGCCAGATTACTTCGCCAGTGAGGTTATTCGTGTTGCTGGTAACTATGGCTTGATTCGCCGATTTGCTCGCCCATGGCAAATGAGTGGTAAAACTGAAAAAGTCCCAACCGCCGGCTCAGTTACCACCTACCGTGTAAACGAAAAGGCCAAAGCCACGTCCAGTCAGCCCACGATTGGCCAGGTGACCTTAACTGCCAAGAAATTGGTAGCGATGATCCCCGTTTCCAATGAGTTGCTCGAAGACGCCAACATCAACTTAGTTGACCTGTTGACGATCTTAGCTGGTGAGTCGCTATCCAAGAAAGAAGACGACTGGGGTCTTAATGGTTTAGCGGCCACTGAAGGTATCCTCCAAAATACCTCTGTTCCTGTGGTTACTCTTGGCTCTGGTGATGTAACCTACGAGGCAGCCAACTTTAACGATCTGATTGACGTTATGAACCAGATGGACGAAAACGCTATCGCCAACGCCCGTTGGGTTTCGTCATTCTCAGTCTTTAACGGTTTCCGTAAGCTCCAGAGCACAACCAATGAGCCGATCTTGCAAAACCCTGGTGGTGGTCAGCCAGCAACATTGTGGAACTTCCCTGTTGTCTTTAGTCCTGTAATGCCAAAGACGACCGATGGTTCGCAAGCTGGTAAGAAATTCCTGACCTTGGCTAACTTTGACTACATGATGTTTGGTGATCGCAAACAGGTAACGGTTGAAATCTCAAAGGAAGCAACGATTACTGACACTGATGGGTCAACAGCCATCAACCTGTTTGAACAGGATATGTCAGCGGTTCGGGTTATTGAGCGAGTCGATATTCAGTTGGCAATGCCGGATAAGGCGTTCGCAGTTCTTAAAACTGCCGCATCCTAAGCTTTGCTGGTTGATCTGCTGGGGGTTACGCCTCCAGCGATCAGTCAACAATTAAGAAAGGAGTACCAAATGGTCACGGTGATTATGAAAGAACGGGTTTTCCACGAGGGCGAGAACTATCTTCAAGGCGAGGAATACGAGCTTAGTGAGGCCAAAGCTGATGCCTTAGGCGACAGCGCCGAAGTCATTGGTGAAAAACGGTCTAAAACAAAAGACGTGAAGAAAGCCAAGAACACAGCAATCTCAAGCGAAGACGTTGAAACTAAAGAGTTAGAGACCGAAACAACTGAAGAGTAAATATGGCTGATATTAACGGCAAACTCTATAAAAGTGGCTATAGCGGTCTCACTCATACCGACATAGCCAACTTTTTATCTAAAACCCTCTCAGCTGCTGAACAGGCAGTCGTAACTTCATTTATTCTTGATGTCGAGGATTTCTTTTGTCGGGCATGCCGGCGTAACTTCTTTATCGCTGACGGCACTACCGATCAATACTATGAACTGGTCGACGCCGGCAAGAGCAAATACTACCTGACTAACGGTCCGATTAAAGAAATATTAAAAATAACCGTTAACTCGACTGACTGGTACGTCAAAGGCGGATCGAATAATAAATTGACCCTTGGTACTGATTTCTTTGTTTATGAAAACCACGTTCTCCTTGAAACTGTTCCTTACTCGTCAACCGATGACCGGCGAGCTCTGAAGGTTTACTACACCATCGAGCAATTCTGGGGTAGTGATTTGAAATTAGCGATCACTCGTTGGGTATCTGCACTTTTCTTGTCACGAGAATATGGCGGTAGCACCATTAAACGGTTTAATGTTCAAGGTCTATCGATTGATTTTGACGAGAATGGGCTGCCAAACTACGTGAACGCAATAACTGAAAGCTACCGGAGGGTTCGGCTATGACCTATAACTGCCTCATTACCATCAAGAAAGTTACCGGATCAGCCGATAATAAAAGCTTCACGTCCTTAGCGACAGGCGTCAGGGCTTTAATTATCCCTGCCTCAAACGAGATATTAGCCCTTTACCCCGATCTCCCCGCCGGCCAGTCATACAGCTTTGTTATTAATTCAGACACGATTACCGACATTCCAGCCGAAAGCGAATTTACTGTCACCGATAACATGACCAGCGAGCTTGCCAACAACGACACGTTCACCGTCCTCGGTTTGACCCGCAAGAATAAAGTCATGCGTAATTTCATTCACTCAGGCACTTGCGTCAAAAAGGAAGTGGAGGCTTAAGATGCCGCAGCTAATAGGAGAACTTCAAGGTGCTAGGGAACTTCGCAGCCGCTTTTCTCGATCACCCATGCTCATGCGTCAGGCAGCAGAGGAAACATTACAAGTTGCGACCCTAGTCGCTGAAGGGGCAGCCAAAGAAAACGCTCCTATCGATAAAGGCTTGCTGCGAGGCTCGATTCATTCAGATATACGAGGCGATGGTTTTGACATGATTGGCGTTGTTGGTACTAATCTCGAATACGCTCCCTATCAGGAATTTGGTACTGGTATTTACGGTCCAAAAGCTACCCCAATCACCCCAAAACAAGGCAAGTTCCTGGTCTTTCGTGGCAAGTCAGGCAATCTTGTATTCGCTCGCAGTGTTGCCGGCTCCCGAGCTCGTAAGTTTATGGCCAAAGGACTGCAAGCAGTCAAAGATAATATGGGGAAAATTCGGGCTGCCGGCATTGAAGCTGCCAGAAAGAAGCTGGGGTTTTAGATGTTTACCGCTATTATCAGCCAGCTGAAAACACTGCTTACGGCCGTTACCGGCGTTCAAATTGTCTATGATTATGAACCGAACAAGCCGACGAAGTATCCATTTGTCTCAATCACGCCTCTTGGACACACCAAAAGCGAATATGCTTCCTTACGAGATGCCACTCGTGAAGTCAGGATCATGATTCGAGCCTATGGCCATCTTCACGACACCCAGAAGACTGGTCAGACCAATCTTCGCTCAGTAGTCGATTCCATAATTAATGTGCTTGAGCACAAAAGCAATGTGACGCTTGCTGGCACCATAAACTACTCCGAGCTATCTGAAAGCAACTTTCACTTTGTGAATAAAGAGAGTCAGCTTTATGTTTGCGAGATCATTTATCACGCCCAGGTACGCTATAACCGCTTCAGTTAAGAAAAAATAATTGAAAAATTCATATAATACCAACGAAGGAAAAAGTTATGTTTACCTACCTCTACCTAGGCGAAGATGAAATCGAAGTCGTTGGTTATGGCACTGTGAAACCACTCCAAGAGATTTCCGTTGACCATGAGATTAACCATCCCTTATTTCAGCTTAAGAAAAACAAGAAGGATAAATAATGGAAGGCATCAGTAACCAAATTTCAGTCAAAACTGAATCAACATATGGCACCGCTGTAGCACCTGATTTTTCAATCCCGATCTCTCCCTCCGACGGTATCCAAATTGAACAGGACGTGGTTGGACTTGAGGCAATCAAAACGACTGCCCCAAAAAACAAACGCTTCATGCTTGGCAAGGCCAATTACTCAGGCAGCTACGAACTTGACGCCTACCCAAAATCCATTGGTTACTTCTTAAACTCAGTCTTTGGCACCGACACGCCCAGCACACCAGAGTCCGGGGTCACCAAGCATAAATTTACTGAGTCGACCACTAAGAAATCGCTCACCGTTGAGCAGGTCGTTGATACGATTGTTCGACGCTTTGCCGGCTATGTTGTTTCCTCAGTTAAGATCTCAGGTAAAGTTGGCGAACCGATCAAAATTACATTCACCGGCATGGCCAAGAGCCAAGCAACTGCCACAAAAATTACTGCCACTTACGAAACGAGCCGGCCGCTTAACTTTGCTGACGTTGCCTCAGTTTTGATTGGCTCAACTGACTTCAAAGCCTATATTGAGGACTTTTCGGTTGAGTACACAAATGGCCTAGCGATGTTTCATGGTATGGGATCAAAAGACCCGGCCGCTAAATATGTTCAACAGTCTGAAGCTAAGGGCAGCTTTAATATGTACATCGACTCAACTAGTGCTGGCAACTTAACTGATTATATTGCTGGTACTGAGCGGTTAGTCGACATCAATATCGCCGGCGATGCCATCGGCGCGTCGAGTAACGAAAAACTACGCATTTACCTGCCAAAGTGTGCATTTACCAAAGCCTCAACCAAACTATCCTTCGGCTACAATGCCCTCACGCTCGACTTTGAAGGTCGAGAAGATACAACCGATGGTTTGATTTATGTAGAGCTGACCAATACGACCGCCAGCTACTAAACAAGAAAGGCCCGCAATGATTCTTACCACCCCCTCTGGCTACGAAGTCCACATCAAAGATTTTCTCTCCTTTGGCGAGAAGCGCCAGCTTGAGAAGTTTATCGCCTCAAAAGTAATGGTGAAAGCTGACAGTAAACAGCAGGTAGAGGTCTCAGGCTCTCTGAACTACGAGATGCAGGATATGGCCTTCAGTTTTCTCATTCAGAAAATCGTCAAAGCCGAGGAAGAAATTACAACCAAACTCTACGATGAAGTGATGAGTTGGAGGGAAGAAGACGGCCAGGCTGTTTTTGACGCGATCAATGAGGTGACAAGTAAAAGCCCTTTAGTACCAAGCAAGAAAAGTTAGCTCTCTTTAAGTTTTTCGCATCAGAAGGCAGCCAGATACCGAAGGGTTACGAGGTTGCCTTTTTGTGCGATCTGCTTCATCTCTCGTGGGCAGAACTAGAAAAACAGCCTGATTGGTGGGTGCAAGAAATGACTGAATACTATGAGCAAAAAGGATTGGCTGAAAGACATAGGGCAACTATTGAGGAAAACCGTCTCAAGAATCAACAGTCCCGAAAGATTTAGCGCTAAATCAGTATAATACGTCGAGGCCCCAATGGATCAAAATGTTCTACAACTCATTTTACGGGTTCGTGACGAAGCCAGTCAGGAACTGCAAAAATTCTCCGGCACGCTCGATAAAATGGGCGATAATTTTGAAAAGAATTTAGGCAAAGCCGGCGCAATGTCAGCTGGTATATTAACGGCGCTTGGCTTAATGACCAAAGCTGCTCTGACTAACGCCGCCAGCTATGAACAAAATCGGGTGTCACTTGAAACTATGCTCGGCTCGGCCGATCGAGCCAAAGATCTCCTAAGAGAACTTTCGGACTTTGCCGCAAAAACTCCGTTTGAACTACCGACTGTCGTTGAAGGATCAAAGCAATTATTAGGCTATGGCATTGCCGCCAATAAAGTTATGCCGATTCTAGGTATGCTCGGCGATGTTGCCGCCACGGTGGGCGCGGATAAGTTCCCGACCTTAATCACCGCCTTAGGGCAAGTCCAGGCCAAAGGTGAGTTATCGTCCAGGCAATTACTCCAATTCACCAACTCAGGCGTGGGGCTAGGGGCAGAACTCCAAAAAATGTTTGGGGTGACTCAGGAAACAATGAACAACATGATTGGCGACGGGAAGATCGGCTTTACCGAAGTGACCAAAGCCTTACAGAACATGACCAGCCAAGGCGGGATGTACTTTCAGGGCATGGCAAACCAGGCCAAGTCCTTAAACGGAATTATTGCTAATATCTCCGATTCGGTTGGTCGCTCGATCCGACAGCTCGTCGGTATCGATAGCCAAGGCGATATTCGCG